CAGATGGAGTCCCCATAACTCGTATCTGGCCACCCCGATTGCATAGTGTAGGGCACGGAGTACCTACAGCCTAGCATCGTCCTCCCGGTGGACTTGTCTGTCCGTCTAAGGAATCTTGCAACCTTCTTGGGAAGAAGAAGGAGATTCAACTGGTGCAAGTGTTCGAATGCAGGTCCAGTTATATGGAGATCAAAACGGGATTGATCATCTTCCAACACCACTACGCGCTCACCTGGCCCACAGAGTCCCTCTATGGCTGCGAGAGCTTTTGTAAAAGAAGCACCGACACCTTCCGCCGTCATGCCACACGTGTAAATGAAGTGCTTTCCCTGAGCAAGCATTTGAGGATCATAATGCTGGGGCTTCATGCCCTCCTTCAGATTCTTGGCCGCTCTACGAATATACGGACCAGTGTGGAGACTTAATTCTGGCGGGCATCCCTGTATCATGCGGGGGTCCTTCACCAAGGCAATTTCTTCTTCTTCACGTAGAACAAGCTCCTTCTTAACGAACGAGGACGCTTGTAGCTTCTGAGGTACACACGCATTCGTGGCAACGAGATTCGTGTACATCTCCCTTTTAGCTGGTGGAAATGTTTTTATCCACTCTTCAAAAGGTATTGGCAGTGTCGTCTTCTTGACATTCTTGGCGAATATAGGAAGTGTGAGCTCAGTCACTTTCTTCCATTCAGCGGCAACCGCAGCTGCAACTGCGGGTTCATGCTGCGGCAGCAGCTTCCCAACCCGGGCGTTCAACGATTTCGTCTCGTTGTGATGACATGTGCGCATGACGTCTGCGTACAAACCCTTAACACCCCATGCGGCCTGCGCACCGAATCCAGCAGTGCAGCGCGTCTCAGGCTCCCGCGTGACCTTGAAGTCCGGTTGGATTTTGACCGTCTTCATTCGAGCATGCTCGCAACACAAATCACTGACAACCAGGTTGGGGACCGTTCGAGTCTCCGAATTTGATAATTCAAGTAGGGCGCCAGGGTAGTAGCGCACCATTACAAGGTTGTAGGCTGCGTGAGCACAGATCGCTGGGATCACACCGAACTGCATGGCGAAGGTGCCCAATGCAGCGTGTCCCATAACTCTCATAGCGAAGGATGTGTACGATCCCCTCATTCTATAAGTCTCTATAGCCGCGAATGCTATAGAGGACACTCCGATAGAGGCCAAACCCCCGAAGTGTAGAGCATCTCTCGCTGCAAACCAATCTCCGACCCAGTTATCCGCCGTACAACAGCGTGCTCTCATGATAACCTGTCTAGTTTGCAGGGGCATACGTCCCCATCCGGTCAAACTCAGCAAAATTCCATAACGGCGGGTAACTCTAGCCAATGGATTAAAGGCTAGGACCGCATTCGCCGCTACGAATACGCACACTCTAGTAATGCCAGCACGGAAGCCTTCTTCGGCCGTCGCATGTGCTACAATACTAACAGTCTGTGCTGCTTCGTAAACTTTCTCTCCGGTTGGAGATGGCTGTCGCAGATCTTGCTTCAGCATGGCCTCACGACCGAGAACCCTGGACATTGGAGCGCCAGACAACTTGCTGTTGGGGAGTCCTTGTAACGTTAAACCATACCACGCGCACCAACCTATTCCTAGGGGCTTGTGGGAGATCACTCTCTTCTTGGCTGTCACATTTCTCTCTTTCAACACTCTATCTTCGCACTCAAGTATGATCTGATCTACTAAAGGCCAAACATCAACTCCTAATTTCGTGAGTTCGCTTGCTTTTGCTTGACTATAGACCGAGCGACGGTACACCGCTACATCATCTTTGTTATCCATGTTCCTCCTATCCATGAGGGCCTCCGCATTGGTGCGAAGGGCTGCCACCAGGAGGGCAACGTCTTGGCGTTTCTTCTCCTCCTTGTCCTCAACTGCCTCAGGCTGTGGTGGGCCGGGCGGTTCTGGGACTTGCCCTTTTTCATCAGGAATGGGGTCTTCCATCCTGGCAGCCTGAGCATCGAGTCTCGCTTCTAACTCGTCGTGCTTTCCTTCAAGTAGGTCCAGCACTCGCTCGGCAGGCCCGCGCAACATATGCAGCGGGACGATGTCCTCCTGTGCCAACTCTGGTAGAGCCTGTCCTGGCATAGGTACATTTCCAGCTTCCCACGCGGGGTACGCCACTGGTATGTTAGGAGCATCGTCAAACTCCCCATCATCCGGAAACATGTTCGCTCCCAACCCTGCCACACGATTCGGTGGTAGTGGTGGTAGAACAGCCGGTGCAGGAGCTGCCACTGGAGGTGGGCCGCCTCCGCGACCTCGAGCAGGACCACCTCTTCCCCGGCCGCCGCCCCCGCGACCACCAGGTACTCCCCGTCCCCTGCCCCCTCCTCTTCCTCCGCCTCCACCTCTTCCCCGGTACGCTCCTCGTCCCCGGTGCGCGGGTTCAACATCATCTGAACCTGTCCAACTCCCCTGCCATCCATTGATCTGTGATACGTCAACTCTCAGTTGGCGGTTCGACCAGACAGGGGCGCGCATCTCATTGAAGATGTGGCCTGTGAATCCAACGATGAAATGTGACAAGCACCGGCAGAACACGCCAGTGTACATCGCAATGAGGTCCCCCCCATTAACATCGTCCGAGTTGGTCCAGGAGCCCTGGTTGCCATTCAGCTGCGAGTAACCTTTGGGGCTCTTCTTTCTAAGAACATGAGCCCGCTCTTGTGGAGGTTGACAAGCGCGAATACGCCTTGCGACGTCCTTCGGATGTTTGGATCCGTGGTGATTTCGAGAGTCACCACTGCCGGATGTCCGCGCCGGCTCGGATATTAAGTCAGGTTTCTTGACCTGGGACATTTTATACTCAGCATGAACTGAGGTGCCGCTATTTGATAGTTTCTCGCGTCTATCTAGTCGTGGGTACGACCCGCCAGAGCCCAGACCGTCTTCGGGTTTCATCCCTGATGGTCCAGTTTGATTGTCAGTCTCTGTCTGCTCCCTGTATTCGATAATTTGTTTCTGCATCTTGTGGTAGAACTAAATTTCGCCCGCATTTTCGGGTTCTTTAAAGTCCAATGGAGTGAACTAGCCGGTGTTTGTCCCCGTAGGGTCCAGCTTATTCCGTCGCATCAGACTGTATCATGCTAACTGCCTATAGCTTGGTGGGGCAGAGCCCAAGGATTCCATTCAATTTTCACCCCATTGATCGGGGGCTTGAACTACTAGTATTCCCAGTCCATGTGTCCTGCCGACCCCATTCGGGAGAAGCGCAGTTAAGACGGCTTGATAAGCTAGGAACTCTAGTGAGCAATATGTTTGGTCTCATTGGCGAACAAGGGTCCGCCCCGGTGCTTCTTCATCAAGAAGCATAGAAAGGATGTGAGCCCAGATGGATGGCCCACTGGCGCAAGCGCCAAAATTGAGTATTCGGAACCCATAACCGGTGCACCTAATAAATTTGAAGGGGTGCACTCCTTATAAACCTCCAATACAATGGAGGGATCCCGGTTCTAGCGTCGGTGCGACAGGGGCCCCCTATTCGGAAGGGGGAACCGGTCCGGCTTCAAGCCCGGACTGCTTTCAGCCTCTACATTCTAGAGACTGGGCGCGGGGGCCAACGTGGCTACATATAGTGCACTCGACGTAATAGTAGTCGATGTTCCACTGATAGGTATTTGACACGATGATGCTGTTGCAATGTAGGTGGAGGTTGCAAACGCCTTAGTGGCCGCTGCATTCACATCTATCATTTGCGCGTTCTTCAGGGTCAGTCCTACAAGACCTCCCGTAAAGCCCATGCCTGCGAGGACCGTTCCGACCCACCAGGCTGTAACAACATACTCGGAACCGATGACAAGGTTCGTCAGAAAAAGTGTCGCCAACGGGCAGTTGAGGCCGATACCTCCAGTTGCCAAGGCTGCTGTACCCATGGGTGAGGCTTGCGATAGCGTTCCGGCTCCTACGAGAGCTCCAGAAGCTACAAACCCTCCAGCAGGTATTTGGGGAGTGAACAATGTGACATCGTACTCGACCCAAAACTTCCCTACTAGACCCACGTTCCCGCCGGTTGTAGAAACAATCAAATTGGCGACATCGTACAACCTGACGTCACTATTTGCTGGCACTGCGCCATTCCGCACAAACTTCTCCTTCTCATCAGCATGCATTGCACTTCGCGCCAATCCACAGCTGAGGTCCTTCCAGAGGGACGCCTCAACCGAGCCTTGGTACGATGATAAGATTTGCTCACTCACCGGACTCGCATCACCTGCGTCATAGTCCGGGGCCATAATGACTGACCCTGCAGTAGCTGTACTCACGCGGGTTACATAGTTGAAGCGCAAGGAATTGAACCTATAGCGCTCCCAACCTGCCGCCTCCTGGGAGAGCCACGGAAATGTAGCTGCCAACCCTGGATTGCATGAAAAAGACTGCAACGATGCGGCGAAACTTGCCCCATCTGTGATGTTTGCAATGAGCTCCCTGTGCTTGATATTACAGGAGCCCTGAGATGTACGTAGAATGCGGGGCGCTTGTCCAAACTCGACTCTTGAGTAGGCCGCACCAACCATGTTTCCACCACCTCCAGCACCCCTTCGCGGGCGTGCTGGGCCACGCTTTCCTTGGCGTGGTCTTTGTTGCGACTTTGGGCGTCGCGCTTGCCCACCCTTGCGGGCTTTGTTTTGGTTTTGGTTGTTCTTAACTAAAATCTCGGGAAGGGCACTAGTTAAGTAGCCCACCCCACGTCTAAAGAGACTGGTCCTGCTTACGCAGTGAACCCTGAACAAGGTTCGTTTTTGCCGCTCTACCCCCACCCTAAGCTTTCCTCCGCAATCCTGACACAATGACCAATTGTGCAAAACGAAGAATCACCGACCTAGTGGGCACGGCGCCTGGAAGATGTTCGCTGATCCTTCCAAGCAGTGGGACACGTCCTAAGGTTAGGCGTACGCTCCCGAGGTTTCCCTCAGCTCTTTAACCAGGAGCCCTGTATCTTGACGAAGACTGGTGCTAGAATGCCAACCCCACCAATTACTAAACGCCCAAGCCGCCCACTCCGGGGGTCCGCCGCTCGGTACATCGTTCTATTGATGAAGATCACTACTAACAATAGGTGCAGGCTATGGATCATTTGGTCGCCTGACCTCCCCATCACATGGGTTTGTGGAGCAAAAGTATCACACTTCCTGACCTTTGGTTTGACAACTGTTCATGTGGCAGCGCGGGTCTAAGGGGGCGCGCTGCCTTTGTAGTCGACAAACCGTTCCCCTGGAATTGATTGAAAACCCTTCTAAGCTCCG